TCGGTGAAAGTGGTAATATCAAAAAGAGAATACCTAGTAGACAAATGGGCCAACTTACCCTCGTCGGGATGCAACTTAAAAAGCGCAGAATCGCACCCAATTTGGTTGTCGACCATTGTCGCCAATGAAAGGGAAGAATCAAGACCATCCACGAGCGACATGTCCATTCCAGGAACTGGTTTAACCACGGTAGCAGCCTCACGAGTTCGGGGCTTGTCATACCCGATCTGCTTGAGACCACCGCCAATAAAACCAAACACCTTGCTAGCGAAACTGGCAGCCGTGCCGATAACAGGCACGTCCTTCAGGCCGCCAGTGAAAGCACTGGCTGCTAAAGCAACGCCAGAAGCTAGGTGCTTCTCAGATTTCGTGACAGCCTCACGCTTAGCACTCTGAGCAATGACAGAAGCTGACAAATTGCCACGAGCCACATAAGCGGGGCGATCGGCGGCCAAAAAACCAGCCACCTGAGGCCGCTCGAAAGAAGCAAAAACTGAAACGTCCAGAACGGGATTGGTAGTAGAGTGAATCATGCGCAGAGGGCTGACCACCCTAATAACAAAACAACCAATGTTAGGAATGCCAGTGCCATTGTAAGATGCCAAATCAATGTAAGCTGTCGGGATCTTGCAAGGCATAACGAACTCAACAGGATCGGAAGCGCTGGCCGAAACAATGGCAGAGGGATTGGAACTCTGCGTATAAACATTTCCGAACTTCGCAAACAAAGACCCATTAGCATTGTTAGCAATCCATGTGGGATCATAGTTAGGAAGCCAAGAAACAAGAAGAGCACCGTAATGGTAAGGCGTAGAATTGATGCGCAGAGAAACCTTCACATCCGCCCTAAAATACCGAAAACGCTGCAGCTTAGCCCAAATGGTGGGCTGCGCAAAAAGCATGTCCGGCATAACGTAAGCGGCAATGCAGGCCCCGCTGGCACTGGCGCCGCTCCACTGAAAAGTGGCAATCTCGTAATTGCGCGACAAAACATCAGTAAGAGAAGGAGTTGGATACACAACGGGAATAACGGAAACAACACTAGAAGAAGACCCCACAGCAGGAGCCTGATCAACGAAAGCAGTGTTCACAGTATCGTGAACAACAGAAGCGGTAGAATCAACGGAATCGAGGGAAGCAGTCCTGAAAATACTCACGATTCGGCAGAACAAGGCCTAACGTGAGGAGATGGTACCTTTATTTATACAGGCGACAACTGTTGGGGTAAACACCCCTCCTGTCCCCACCACCATCTATAGTTAAGGGGCTAAAAGATGGGTTTAAAATAAACCCGA